CATTTGACGGTCTGCCCTCTATAAAATATTCGCCTATAATAATGCGTATATCCTGTAGCGGATTAATTACTCTGTTCAATTCATACTTCTTTTGTTCTATATCTTGCAACTGTGCTTCTAAAAATTCGTTCCAACCTCTACCAAGAAAATCCCTTCCATGTACTCTAGAAACAACATACCCTGTAATGGATGGTTTTCTTGTTCCAAGTTCCACCCCAGACAAGGAAACCCCTATCTGGAACGGAACTCTATATGTGCTGAAACTTACGGATGGAACATCCCAATCAACTTTATCCAAAACATACTGGGTATAGCCATCCCTTGCAAGACTTAACTGTTTTCCATTTACCTTGTTTATTATCTGCAATTCCTGTATCATTTTTTTCCCTTTCTAATAACCAAGTGCTAAGTCTCGTTTTGCTTTCTTCATTTGTCTTGCATACTCATAAGGTGTCGGTTTCGTGTTATAGAAATTGAATGTATCTCCACCTTTTCCTGTTCCACCTTCATTATACTCTCTGTTCTGTTGTTTTGTCAACACCCTTTCACCTTCATGTAATTCTGCAACATATCCATTGTACGGAACATAATCTAAACCATTTGCATGTTTTCCATCCACAGACTTTGCGGCTGATTTTGCATCATTCGCACCAGAAACAATGTCCTTAAATCCATCAATGATTCCAGAAACAAAACTTCCAATCTTTCCTACGAAATCAGAAACCCAACCAAGTATGCTATCTCCGATGCTCTTAATTCCGTCCCACAAACTCTGGAATATGTCTTTTCCTGCATTGTACAACTGTGAACCAATTTCAGAAACCTTACTAGGTATTTGCTGAATGATTTCCCAAGTCTTGCTAGGTAGACTTGTAATAAAACTAATAAAACTATTTACAAAGTTTGTTGCTACCGACCTTGCCTGTGAAACCATGTTAGCACCCCATGAAATCACATTGGACACCGTAGAAGTGAGCCACTCCCATATTCTACTAGGTAACTGTGAAATCCATTCTATTGCACCGTTTACGAAGTTTGAAGCCGCCAACACAGCATTGTTATACATCTCAACTCCCCATTCAATCACATTTGTTACAACATTTACCAACCATGTCCAGATTCTACTAGGTAATTGAGCAAACCACTGAACAACTCCCTGTATAAGTAATGGTAGTTCTGTTGTTATCCATGTCCATAAGTTTGTTGCAAACGAATAGAAATAACCTATCAGTTGTCCGATTGCATACCCAATCATATATGGTAACTGTTGAAACCACTCTACAATGCTATTGATTGCATTTGGTATTGTTTCATTCACAAATGTATTGAACGCTTCTGGCACTGTTACGGTAAAGAACTCTATGATGTTATCAACGAATCCCTGTATTGCTTCAATCGCACTTGTAAATGCTTCTGGTATTGTTACGGTAAAGAATGTAACAACTGCATCAATCGCACCAGATAGCAATTCTGGTATCCGTCCAAACAAGTCGGACAATGTATCAAAAAAACTCTGGAAACCTTCTGCCGCTTTGTCAAATCCTAACTTTCTAAGTATCTCTGCTCCAATATCTCCGATTGCTCCGAGGATGTTACTTCCAAGTTTTGAAAATGTTTCAACAATCCCTGTTATAACTCCTTTTACTCCTTCCCCTAACTGTTCCCAATTTCCTGTAAATAATCCAATGAAAATGTCCATCACAGACAATATCTGGTTGAATATCCCATCTAAAATAATTGCAATTCTGTTAAAAGCACCTTCAAACACAGGGGCAAGAACATCACACAACGCCATCCATGCGGCTTTGATTACTTCTGTTATGTTTTCAAAATCAAAACCGAGTGCATTGATTCTTTCCACAACTCCATCAAAGAAATTGTTGATAGATTCTTTGATGCTATTCCAGATTCCAACCATGTTGTCTCTGAACTCTTCGTTTGTTTTCCACAACGTAACAAATGCTCCAACCAAAAAAGCAACAATCGCTATCACTTCCGCTATCGGTGCTATTAATGCCATAAATGAAGTTCCCGTCGTTTCCAATAATCCAGGGATATGTTTAACATATTCCACCGTTTCTCCCAAAACGAAATTTCCTCTCTTCATTATCTTGTCATAACCAAACAACATTCCTTTCAATCCAGTAAATGCTCCCATAACGCCAGAAACAACACCTATCAATCTTGACATAATTAACAACACTGGACCGATTGCGGCAAGTATCAATCCAAACTTAACAATCTGGTCTTGTTCTTCTTCCGACAAACTGTTGAACTTTTCCACAAGTCCTGTTATCCACTCTGCTAACTTTCTGATATACGGTGTAAGTTTTTCTCCTATCAGAATCCCTGCTGATTCTAACGCACCTTTTAATTGTTCTATTGCACCTGCTGTGTTATCCATCATAACAGATGCCATGTCCTCTGCCGCACCATTCGCATTGTTTATCTCGTCTGTTAATTTCTGGAAATCTTCATCCGAAGCATTGACGATTGCCAACAATCCAGACATTCCCTCTTGTCCTGCCAACATAGCCGCATACTGCGCTTTTTGTTCTTCTGTCAATCCTGCAAACTTCTCTCGCAACTCCACCATTGTTTGGCTCAACGGTTTCATTGTTCCATCTGCATTTGTTATACTGATTCCAAGTTCTTCTACTGCGTCCTTTGCTTCTCCAACAGGTTTTGCCAACCTTGTTATAGTAGAACGTAACGCTGTTCCTGCTTGACTTCCTTTGATACCACTGTTTGCCATCAATCCGATTGCAACCGCTGTGTCCTCTATACTATAACCCAATGCGCCTGCAACTGGCGCAACATACTTAAATGTTTCCCCCATCAAACCAACATTTGTGTTTGACTTAGAACTTGCCTGTGCCAGAACATCAGCAAAATGCGCTGAGTCACTTGCCTGTAATCCAAACGCTGTTAATGCATCTGTAACAATATCAGAAGTGGTTGCTAAATCTTCTCCAGAAGCCGCCGCTAAATCCATGACTCCTGCTATACCATCCATCATAGCCGAAGCATCCCATCCAGCCATAGCCATGTACTTAAATGCGTCTGCTGAATCACTTGCAGAGAACTTTGTTTTAGCACCCATCTCAATTGCTTTGTCTCTTAACGCATCAAACTCTGAACCAGTAGCACCAGAAATCGCTTTTACCTCTGACATTCCTGCTTCAAAGTCTGTTGCTGTTTTCACTGCCGCCGCACCAACTCCAACAATCGGTAATGTTACGTTTCTTGATAACAAACCACCTGTTGTCTTAAAGGCACTCGACAAACCGTTCAACTTTTGTTCTGCTGTTGCTGACTTGTCCCCGAATACCTTTAAATCATTATAAGCGGAAACAAACCCCTTTGAAAATTTTGAGGTATCGAGTTCAAGGTATGCAATAGCAGTTCCCATATTAACTGCCATGTTTACCCTCCATACGCTTTGTAAAAATCTTTGAAATTACTGTAATGTTTTGGTTCTTCCGCTTGTTCTCTCTGTTCTATGTAATAGGGTTTTTCATCGTTCTGCAACCTCGCTAGAATCTCGCAACATGCTTCATTAAAACAAAAAGCAGTATAACTATCCTCTATCCCTAGAATAACACTAGGCAGACAGCCATACTGCTTTGACATAGCGAGGACGCTCTCTATTTTCCTACTCTGTACGAAAGGATTCTAATGCCTTTACCCCCTGCTGTGCATAGTTGAAAATGAACATCATCTGTTCGTCCGTCAACTCGACTCCTGCATCTTTGATTTCTGAATATGTAGGTTCTACAAATGTTTCCTGTGCCATCAACTCTAGCACATCAAACATTTGCGCCATCATGTTTTCTTCATCGGGGTCAAACCCTGTTCCATCCTGTACAAACAATTCATTTGCACGAACAAGCAATGTGTTTGGTATCTTTCCCTGTTTCACCATTCCAAGAAGGGAAGGTCTTTTCAATCTCGCAACAAAAGACTGACCTTCTGCAAAGCAAGGAAGTTCTACCAATGTTCCATTGGAATACTGTTTCAATTCCTCGATTGATGTTACGGTTGCTGTTGCTTTTTTCGTTTTTGTTCCTGCCATGTTCTTATTCTCCTTTTACTCTTTGTTCTACTTTGTTTTTACTGCTGTTACTTTCTCACTCTTCGTCAGACCTATTTCTGCATCCCCACTCATAAGAGCAGTTGCTCTATCCCCTTCACTGTCTGACAACGCCATAACACTTGCGGTATTTACGGAAGAGGAACTAGGAAAAGACGGTAACGCTTTCACATAACTAATCGTGTACGGTGCTTCTCCTGTTTTCGGTGCTGAATTGATAACATACTCTGGAAGTCTAAAAACACCATCTTCTGTGTTAATCGTGATTGGCGTTCCTTGACAATTCGGGTATGTAATCTTCTCATACTTTACAATCTGTCCACTTGCATCATACTCTGCTGAATAACAGTCAACTTCAAATACCTTTCCTTTCTCTGCACTTCCTGCAACTGGCGGTTTGTAAACAAGTGTGTCTCCTTCTCCTTCGATTGTTCCACCTTGAAAAATCTGAACGAGTTCTGGAATGAACACATTGTCTGTTAATGTAATCTGATGTCCTGTAATTGTTGTCTCTGACGGCTTCTGCGCTAACAATCTGCCGAGTTTTACCAACTTTACAGCATCCGTTGTTTCTGTCTGCGGTTCTACTCCAATTTTGTTCGCTGTGTCAACTGCGATTTCTAACCCATTATCTTCCGTTCCTGTTCTTACAACAACAAGCGAAACATCAATGGTAGGAATCCCGACCGCTTTCTTTTTTGTTCTAGGCATTTGTTTTACCTCCTTACCAATTTTCTATTTTTCTGCACCCTTGATACTGGAAACTTATCATGTGACCTTTCACATCATCATCATAGAAACTAGGTGTTTCATTCCCTATGTACATTACAAGGGGAAACACCTTCTTCATCTTCTGTTTTGTTTCTGCAACAAGGGTTTCTAATCTGCTGTATTCATCCTGTGGAACATAACACAACAACGTGTAAATCGGTCTTTCACTCGACACCGTTGTTTCTTCTATTGCTCCATCTGCTTTTATAACAATGTATTCTTTCAGACATTCCCCCTTATGCTGTGAAGGAAAGAATACATCTGTTTTTCCATCTTTCTTTAGCACATCATAAACTGTTTTTAAAATACTGCTCATGGTTTCATATACCTCATTAATTCTTCATACCCTTCTAGCACTTCCTTTGACAAAGCGTTTACTGTTGGCTGTAAGATTGCAAACCTCTTTTCGTGGCACAACTCTAAATATACACCATAATCAACGCCATGTCCAATGTGGATTCGTACTTTATTTGCTAACACTTCTACCCAACCCACAAGTCGTTGTCTCGCATGTCCTGTTCTGTCTGTCCAAGGTCTATGTGTTTTTGCATAGTTCTCAAACTTCTTTGCACCCTCCTGTGCAAACATACGAATTGCAACCTGTGACTTTGTTTCGGCATTTTCCAGATTTGCCAACAACTTTGAAACATCAATCCTAATTCCTGCCATCTAAAACCAACTCCAGTGAAATGTCTGTTACTATGTTATATTCCTGTATGTTGTTCTTCTCCACAACTTTGTATGTGTTTTCATTTATTATTAAAAAATCATCCGTCTGTATCTCTCTTGTGTTCTCATACGCTACCATCAGCATTGGCTGTCCTTTGCTGTGTGTCTTTGTTCCATCCTGTATGTTCTGTGTAATATACCCCTTTGATACATGGAACAACCCTTTAACATTTGCAATTTGTTCTGGTTCTTCTTTTGTTGGCTCTCCATACTTATCAACCTTTTTACGGAAGAATGTATACTCTGTTCCATGCATCTGTATCTCTCTTAAAACCTTGTGGAGTTCCATTTTCATTCTTGCTTCATTCATTATGTCAGCACCCCACTATTCGTAGAAACATATCGGGAAGCCAACATTTTGAAATAACTAGAACTATCCTGCGTAGTCAATCCACTGACATTCAAGCCTGTTGTTTCAGCCTTTATAATCAGACCTTCATAACTCGCTTTGTTCACATCTCCACTATTGTTATCCAATAATGCCTGTAACTCCGATTCTTCAAAATAAGGAATTTGTTTTTCCCTTAAATTGAATTTTAGCTGTTCTAATTTATCCAATCTGTTCACTCCCTTTCTGTTACATCTTTGCTTCTCTGATTGCTTTCTGGATAACCTGTCTCGCTTCACGAACATTTCTTGCACCAGATGTGTCAATGTTATGTTCTTTCGCATACTCTGCTAACTGCTCTTTGTTCATTTCTGAAATCGGAATTGTTTCAACCTCGTGTACTTCTTCCTCTTCTTCCTCAAACTCTCCTGTATCAATCATGTCTGTTTCTTGTTTCGCTTCTTCCTCTCCAACAATCCTGTACCCTTTGTTACGGAACAATGTTTCATAAGAGCGTTTGCTTACCTTTACTGTGTGCTGTCCTCTTTTTGCTGTTACCATTGCCATGTTACTTTCCTCCCTTACGCAATTACATCCAGAATGTAAACTTGGTCTGCTGTTGGGAAGTCTGGCAGACAAATCATAGTTACTTTTGTTTCAACTGTTACTGGGTCTGCCTTCTGAATGGTTGTTACCGCAACACCTGTGTCAGTGATTGCTACATTTGCAACACTTCCTGTCATAAGGTCTGATTCTTCTGGTGTTGTTCCAAACCATGTGTTGCCTAACTGTCCTGCTGGGAACATAACAAACACATCGTCTGCAACATATCTCTGTGCTGTTCCTTTTTCATCCTTATAACGCCTGTCATTTACAACAATCTGTAAACCAAGTTCATCTGCAATGTACTGTTTGATTTTCGCATCTGAAATAAAGCCTGCGCCATCTGTAAGAACCATGATGGAAGCCTTGATTTCATTGTTAATGCGGAAATATCCGAACACCTTAGATGAACACGTTGCTTTCTCTGGTGTTACTCCTGTATCATCAACAATTTTCTGGATTCCTTTTCTAATATCCTCCATGATTGTTGCTGTCGGGTCACTCCATGACTTTGTTACAGTTACTTTGTGGTCTTCTGGCATTTGATAGTCATACTCATAAGCCTGCCCATTTCCTTCCATAACGATTGTTCCAGTTGTAAGTGCCATCATACGCATACGCTCTCTCTGCGCCGCCGCACCCTCTAACAAATCCATTTCGTCATTAAAGATTCTGTTTACAACTGCATCAATGTACGCTTGATTGTTGCTCTCGATAACCTTGTTAAGTTCCTGTCTTAACTCTTCATCAATGTACTTTGATTCCTTAAAAAACGGCATCTGTGCGCTTAACTTCTCAAATCCAATTCTCGGACGAGGAATAGCCGCAACATCAAACGCAGACGCTTTCAGAACAACAGGAAGTCCATTTGAACCCTTTAACCATTTGAGATCAAGTCCTAACTTCTTATCATCTGGGAACAGTTCTTCTCCCATGTATGGCTCTCTCTCTTGTGTCAGCAACTCCCAATACGCAACAATTTCTTCGCTGATAATTAAATCGTAAATACTCATTGTTTTTGTTTCTCCCTTCTTTGTTTTAGCAAGCCACAAACTTAATCATAGGCAGAGCCGCCTTGACCTCTGCGGTAATCTTTGCTTTTGTTTTATCATCAATTCTGTTTGTGTTTACAAATCCAAACAACAAAATTGTACCATTATTATCTCCCACTGTTACATCGACATCATGTAACAGGATTCCTACTGCATTAGATGTCTTGTTAGTATCACCAGACGAAACAGCCGCAGTAAATGCTGTTTCCCTTGCATCAAGGTTTCCTGTAATCGGTGTTCCTGCCTTTGCAATCTTCTTTGTTCCTTCTGTTATTCCTACACTCTTGTCTACCACGATACCCATAGATACTTGATGTTCTACTGCAAAAAGAATCTGATTTCCAGAACCATAAGTTTCTTTCTTAATACCTGTATTGTTCAGCATTGTTTCTACCTCCTATTTGAAATAATAGCTTTTGTTTGTTTTACGTCCTGCTAACAGACGTTCAGCCATAGAACCTTTGTGTTCTTCCTTTGTTTCCATTCCGCCCTTTTCTTCTTTCTTTGTTCCAGACTTCTCAGACGGTTTTGTTACTCTCGCTCTTGTAACTGTTTTGTTCTTGTTCTTTCCTGCTTCTTCTTCCTCTTCTTCGTCGGACTTAAAATACACCTTTCCAGATGTACTGTCTTTGATTTCTGCAATTACAGCATTGATGTCCTTGTCCTTTGTTACCTTTGCTTTTGCAACAACCACAAGGTCGTCTACTAACTCTGGTTTCGCACCTAACTGAACCGCTGACAACTTTGCTTCTGCGAGGATTCTTGCTTCACGTTCATCTGCCAACTCTTTTGTTGTCTGCGTCAGAGTATCATTCTTTCTTTCCAACTCTGTTTTGTTTGCTTCTTCTGTTTCCTTGTGTTTTGTTACAATCCCTTTCAAAGCATCTGCATCCTCAACTCCGAGTGTTTTCAAAAGTTCAGATACCGCATCATTTTTTGCTTTCTCGATATCCACTTTTGTTCCTTCCTGCTGTCTTTGCAGATTTGTCTCAGTTGATTTCTGCTGTGTCTGCTGATTCTGTGTTCCTTCTGTTCCCTGCTGTCCTTCTGTTCCTGTTCCCTTTACTTCTTCTGCCATGTTTAATTCTCCTTTTCTTCAAAATATTTACAATACTTTGTCTGTAAGATTTTCATTTCTCTTTCTAACCGTTTTTGTTTCTTCTCAATATCTTTTAACTTTCTCCTGTACTGGTGTTCATCTTTGATTGTTCCTAACATTGCTGTATGTCTGCGAATCTGTTTCTTTAAAACCAATGTGGATTGGTTATCATAACAAACATTATATTGTTCTCCACAATGTGGGCATTCCAGATATGTTCGTATGATGTACTGTCCATCAATCTGTTTTTCCTTCTCCTTCAATATGTTGTCAAATTCCTTATGACATCTATCACAAGTTACTTTCAATTATATCACCAACCTTTGGGAATGTCAACTGTTCAACTACAACTTTTTTATTTTCATCAAATAATTTTTTTCCGCTACACAGTTCATTCAAATCTTCCCTTTTTCTTCGTAACTCCTTCATCCATCTGTCTTTTTTACGAATATCTTTCGGACTAATTGTTTCTCCTTTCATTTTCTTTCTTGCAACTTTGATTGTCAGACTTTTCAGCTTTCGGAACATTTCTAATGTCTCTGTACTATCAATCTGTACCACATCACGTTCTCCGCAACGCTTACAATCACAATACATAATTTTGTAATATGTTCCTTCCTCGTCATATACATCCATACGAATCAGATTCCCAGAATCAATCTCATTTACTTCTCCACACTTTCTGCAAACTCTCTGAACTTTCACCTATTTTGTTCTCCCTTCTGTTCTTATTCATTTTGTTATGCAACAAAATCCAACGCATACTTGTCTATGTCTGGATATGTTCCAATCGGTGCTTGATACCACTGTCCTATTTTTCTTGCTATATCTGTCATGCTGTCTGGTATCACTGCTTCAAATGTACACATACCATTTGGATGGTCTAACGGTAACTGGTCTTTTGGGAACACTCCCACACCCAAACCAAATTGGTCTGTCTCTGACCTTTCTCTGCATATCTCGCATACTCTTCCATGGAAATTAGAGGTTAACCACCGATACCCAACGACAAATGGGTCATTTCTATTTACATTCTCAAAACTTTGTTGGTACGCATGACTTATCATTGTTCTAGCCAATCGTAACGCATTGTAATCAATCTTTCCAAAATATACACTGTCTTTTATTTTGTTTCCTGCCTTGTCATATCTCCACGATTGAATTGTTTTTGCCTGTTTCCTTGCACTAGGGTCAACATACTGTTCTAACTCTTTCGCTATCTCAACTGCTGATTTTCCTTGTGCTGTTCCAATAGATATAATCTTGCTTAAATCATCCTGTGTTCGTTTGTTATATCCCCAGATAGCACCACTTAATGTCCAACCATCTTGGTAAACATTTCCACTTGTGATGTTTCTAATAATCTGGTCTGGAACATAACTAAACGCATTGTGTATATCCTCATCACGAAACCCACACTGTTTTAAGAATGTTCTTGCATCCTCTACAACTTCATTGGAAACAATCCGCATATCTCGAATGATTCCATTCTGTATATCACTGTTTAACTGTGCAATTCTGTTCTTGATGTCACGCTGTAACAATATCAAGTTCTGTTTCTGTAAATTATTGTTTCCTAATTGTCCAACCTTCCTTGTCACATCTTGGTATAATTGTTCATATAACCTTTTGATTTCTTTCTGTTGTGACATGGTAGTTGTTTGTCTGACTTGTTCTGCATTTTTCAAACTAAACTTTTGTCTTGCCATACTTCACCGCCTTGTTTTTATATTTCAATTATACTACATCTGCAAAGAATGTCAATACCTATTCTTCATTTGTTTGTGTATCTTCTAACGTTTTCTGTGTTTCAATCACTTCCAGATTATCGTCAACCTTTTCAGATGTTCCACGTCTGTTTAACTCTGCCTGTACTTGTGTGTTCATACTCATAGAATCAAACATATTGTTTTCAATCGCAATCTGCATAAGTTCATCATCAATCTGTGCATCTGTCTTAAATTCTGCCCTTCTCCATTTCTTAATGTATGACTTTCTGCTTCGTGCATTTGCCGCAATCTCTGCAAGGTCAGAATTTTTTTCTTCTTCTTCATCCTCTGCAAGTGCATAGTTTTCCATGACTTCAATGTTGTACTGTACTTCATCTAATCCTGTTAAAACATAATAAGAAACTACATCTGCTTTGTTTAATACAGCAAGGTCAATGATTGCTTCTGCAATAAACTCAATCGCTGGTTTCCATGTTTTTAACTTTTCATCACAACGAACCTGTAATGGATAATACAATGCTTTCAATGCCTTACCACTTGTAATTGTTCCTGCCATTGTTTCTTCTGATATGTTTGGCATATCAACTTCATTGTACATGGTTGTTTTCAATCGGTCAAGCGTAACTTTCACTGGCTCTGTGTGGTTCATACTAGGCGCTAATGTACCAACCATAGGTGAAACATTGTTCTGGTTCTGTTCTGATTTCAAATCCCAATATGCTCCTGCACCAGAACTAAGGTTCTTTGTTGTATGCGAGTTCATGTCCACAGTGTAACGGATTGGGTTCATTCCTTTTCGTTCACTGTCAATATCTCCATTCCCAAGCCGACTATAACCAGACTCATACTCGGTAAGGCTTTCAATCTCTGACACTCCTTGTTTATCCTCTAATGTTCCATCATTCACAATCACAACAGCAGGAATGTAATCTAACTTTATTTCCTGTTCTTGTATTACTGTTTCCTGTACTACCCCTAAACCATTATAAAGGATAGAACTCATATAAATTGTCCCATTCCTTTCCTCATACCGATTTACAAGGTATAACCTTTCTTGTGTTGACTTTGTTTGATTTACATTTTCAAAACTGATAAACTTCGTTAATCTGTCTGAACCATACTCTGTTTCATAATAGAACTGTAAACTATTGTAAAAATGTGTCTGTATGCCATCCTCTTCGGAAAAATCCACGAGACACGCAACACGCTTTCCGATAAAACAATCTTTTGCACTCTGTAACAATGTTTTAGGAAAATTGTTCTTTTTATCACTTAACACTTTGTCAATCAATATTTGGTATTGTTCCACCTGTTTCATGGCTGTCTGTTCTGTATCTACAGATTGTATGAATACATCTGGTGTTTGTGAAAACATGAAACGTGCTTCTTTGTCAATCAATGTTTTCGCAATCTTAAAACGAATGTTTGACGGTTGATAATCTCCACTGCTACCCTCTGTGTAGAACTCTGCACCTTTTTTGTAATCCAAATAATTTTGTTTGATTTCAAGCAATTCTCTTGTATATAGATTATATCCTGTTTTAATTTCATTCTTCAAAACAAAATAGGGGAAACTTGCCAGTGCCTTTGTTACCTCTACTGTGTATTGTTTGTTCTTTGCCAAAGGTTCTCCCTCCTTCCTTTTTCTTTTATTATACCACAACACAAAATACATGTCAAATAAAAAATAGGGTGGAAACATCCACCCCATAAAACAAATTACACAATATCAATAATCAACTTATCAGCCGCAATTCCGATAACACCTGCATAACCATCATAACCACCACCAACTTGATTATCAATCTGATAAGGATAATAAGATTCGTTGTTAATGTCGGACAAACAATATTTTGCATATTTATATTTGTACCCTGATGGCGTCAAATATTCCGCTTCCAACGCCTGAATCGGAGAACCATCACCAACAACCCCATTGACTAAATCATTGACATTGTATGATTGTCCGAAAATAATATATTCAAGCCATCCATTCTTCTGTGTACACACTCTTACTTTCAGTTTTCCAACAGACACTCTAAAGCCTAAATATTTTAACGGCTCACCGTCTCTCGCTCCAATCCAGTCAGTAGCGTTCAAGACTTCGTCCCACCATCTATCAGTGTACCCTCTCGTCCAGATATTAACCTTTCCTAATTCTTTAAGTCCACCTGTGTTCGGAACAACAGAACCTTGTGGTCTTGGTTTTGAAACATCACTTGCACCGGAACTAGCCTGTTTATTAATTCCATCTGCAATGAGTCTCGCAATCCCTTTTACGCCTAAAGAATTATAAATGTCAACATCATGTTTATTATCACAAAACAATGTTTCGACAATCATAGCTGGCATAACAGAAGCCGTCAAATCATGAAATCCTGTGCTATATTTTGTTCCTCTGTTGTAAAATCCATTTGATTTAAAGTTCTTACAAATCTGTTCTGCAATCTGATTCATGTTTCCATTAGACTGGTCATATAGCCAACATTCAACGCCATTTGCCACACTATTAAATGCATTCATATGTATCGAAACAAAGATATCACATCCATTTGCATTTGCTTTACTTGTTCCATCATACAATTCCTGCCCTTCGCTATATGCATCGGAATTACAATTAACAATCGTATGTCCTTGTGCTGTCAGCATCGGTACAAGTTCATTATAGACTTTCCTTACTTCTGCCTGTTCATCCAAATAGCCAATTTTGCCTTTACAATTCGGTGAATGTCCACCTCTTAACCCGATTTTCATGTTTTAAACCTCCTGTTCTTCTTTTGTTTCATGTTCTGATTCTACTTCTGGGATTCCCGCAACACTGATAGCAACACTAATCACAGCCGCAACACCAGACACAGAAAAAATGTGTGCCCAGCCTACCTCGTTAAACGCCTGACCAACTGTTACCATCGAAACAAATGTTTCTGCGAATGTTTTAACTGCACGAACCCATGTTGCTTTTGCCCATTTTTTTGTATCTACTGACACTTTAAACACTGCATTTTTAAACATATATTCTCACCTCCTTTGTTTTATTTACTGTTTAATTGAGTGTTTAATTGAGTGTTTAATGTTAATTATATCATCACTCAATTCATCAATCTTATCCCATTGCCTTTTTTGACCCTCTCTCACTTTATCTTTGTAATCATCAAATTCTTTGATATGCTGTTTTAACTCTTCGTCTCTTTCATCCATCTTTTCTGCTATTCTGTCTATCCTAGACACGAGGATAGACATTGCCTTAGTGTTATCATTCAATGGTTTAAACAACATCACAAACAATCCAATCAAAGAGGATAAACACAAAACCAACATTCCTAAAAATTCTATTTTGCTCATCTATACCACCCCTATTTATTTACTTGTTTATATGTTGCTTGTATGCCTACTGGTAACTCTCCACCATCTACCATGATGACTGTTGTTGGATGGTATGTTGTTAATGCTCTGATTGCATCTTGTTCGGATTGCATCTTGTTCGGATTGTGAGATAGGGACTATCACCTCTTTTTCTAACACATATTGCAATGTAGTTTTGCTTTGTGACAACCAATTTCTTAGCGTTTCTACATCAGGAAACACATCTTTAGGCAAATTAATTCTTATAATCCTTGCGAACATATCTTGACCTAACATATCAGTTGCCCAAACTCCGGACTTATATGATGAAAAAGTTAAAGACGACCTTTGCCCCACATTATTACTAATGGCTTCTCTAAGTATATACCCAAAATTATTGATGTTTCCGTTACTTCCATAAAACTTCCAATCTTCATTCCCATTTAACATAACGCTTCTGATTCTTCTAGCAATCCCATCTTTTGTAATTTTATCTTGATATTTTCCGATGCCCCTAAGAGGTTCATCCATTGTTATTGTAGCAGTCTGTTCGGGGAAATATGGTTCATACGGCTCGGCAAAAGTTCCCTCATTTAACATTACATAACACTGTTTGTTTTCGATAGGTTTAGAATTTGTTCTGTCAAATAAGGCAATTTTCACTCGACCGTTTTCATCGCTTGTCACCGTTACTTTTTTCCCTTTAAAAACTGCGGTAGTATTACATTGATATATTTCATCATCAACATTTGTAAAATATAAACTTCTACTTGTGTCTTTATCTTGACTATTGCAAATACCTTCGTTATTTGTTGATAAAGTGTACTTTGTGTTTGGTTTCAAAGTCAATATAAGTTTTCTAACGCTATTGTTTCCACTCACAGGTTGCAATGGTAATTTTAAAAAACTATCTATGTTAAACAAATTCTTCCCAGTCACTCTAACATCGACTTCATATTTCTGCTTCTCTTCATTCCATTTTCCAACATTCTTAATCTGTTGTGGATAGTCGTGTGATGGGGATGGTTTGCCGCCTGTGTAAGGTTCATAAGGGCTAGCAGTTTGCCCCTCGGTTATCATTAGTCTATATCTTGCATTACCGCCTACTTTTGACACAATTCCCGGACGTATATTCAAGTCATCTTCTTTTGGCACAAAAGTTTGGTTTTTGTGCCAAGCACTAACACTACCTGTGAAACCAAAAAATCCTGTAAAATCGTCCGGGTTGTCAACCGAAAGGTAATACGATTTTCCGGCTTCTATTGATGGGATTAATTCTTTTAATGTTTTCGGTGAAGTAGTGTTGTAAACTTTTTGCATAATAAATCCATCTTCATCAACAGAAAAACCAGAAATATTTTTTAACGCGCTTACATCAAACAACTGTTTTCCTGTTGTGCTGTCTTGATGTGAATTACCTAAGATGTTTAAATCTGTTACAACATCTTTAAACTTTCCTACCTTTGGATTATTCAACACAACTGTGTTTTCTCCATTTATTGTATCAAAAACAAATTGTTCTGTCAACCCCAAACTTCCATATATTTTGTTATGTTTGTACAACATTACCATGTCGTTTCTGCCATATATTTGTTGTTTGTCTTGCATTGCATCACCTCCTAAAAATCAACAGATGCAACCTCTACCATACCTGCAACAACACTTGTTACCTTAACAATGTTTGTACTCTCTGCTGTTCCTGTTGTTTTATCGTCTATGTTATTAAACACACGCTCCCAACTTCCTGCACCAATCACAGAACCATTTTCATTGTTTCATAGTTTTACTGTAATCATATCATCTGTCATGTTTTTCACAAGAAACTGACTTCTCTTTAGCTTCATGTTAAAAATTGCTTCTTTTCCGGCTTCCAACTGTTTTTGCATAACATCTTTCATCTCATACCCTCCTTATTCCACTTGCTATCGTTCGTCCTGTCTGTTCTTCTTTTTTCTCTATTACTGGTGGTTCTTTTACACAGGCTAGGAACTCTGGCTCTCTTCCTTCCAGAATCGCTGTTGCCATCTCTAACCCATTATACAACCCCACCATGTAATCATCTGTTGATTTCTCAAAACTCTGTTTCTGTAAATCTCTGATGCCTTTTACTTGTTTTGTTTTACTTCTCAATGTGTTCATTCTCTCTCTGTTCTCCTTTCTGCTCTACGTTTCACATGAAACATTATCCTGCTTTACTGTTTGTTTTAATCTCCTTCACATCTGCAACGGTATATGTGTCCAACGCATACCACAACGCAGAGAATGTATGTGGGTCAATGTTAAATTCATCATAGATTGCATTGCCCCTTGAATCCCTCTTATATGTAAGGTCTTTCAACTCTCGGATTGTGTTCTTACATCTAGGGGAACAAACTATCTTGTTAAATCGTTTCATCTTCTTTGTGTTCTGTAAACGACTTCCAATGTACTTTTTCGCTCCATACATGTTGTACCCTTGCTGTCTGTAAAACTGAATTGTTTTGGGCTCCAATATATTCTGTATAGATCGCTACTCTATACACGTTCTCTTATGAACTGCTTATACTTTCATATAAGTTTAGACTATATCTTAGCATTTCTGCTCCATGCTTTTCCACACGCTTGTGTGTACTCTACTCACTTCCATTACATTTTGGATATCTAACATAATGTGTTTTCGATAGTCGTTGAATAGCTTGTTCTTTCGTTAGTTTTTGATATGAGAACAAATATCCTTTATGTTGTCTTTCAATTCCTCTGCATACATTTGCAACATGTGAGCTATTAAACCCATCATAATGTGCTTCTTTTGTAGAGATATAACTTTTTATAAAATACCCATTGCTATCATACATATAAACTTTCTTTGATAAACTCCAATCATTGTTCTCCTTTGGAGTCACCCAACACAAATTATCTGCATTATTATTTTTTCTATTTTCGTCTTTATGATTAACATATTTTCTTTTTGATGTTTCTCCTTTTACAAAAGCCTTTGCGACTAATCTGTTTACCCTAACATAATTTACTTTGTTGTGTTTTGTTGTAAGAGCAACATTCAAATAACCACCTGTTTTCTCATACTGCTTTAATTCTTTTCTATGAGAGACATCTACAACCTTTCCTCCGTTTGTTCTAAGAGAAAATGCTCTTCCATCATAAGAAACATAATATCCATCGTTTATATGTTCAAACCCTTTTATTTTATTTATTTGTTTCACTTTCATATCAAAATCCTCCGTTTACTTTAAACTACTACTGATTACCCAATCCTTAAAATTGTCACGCTACGGTATTTAAGGCTCTAAGGGCTTCCCAGTATTTAACATGGTTAAGTACCAAAATTTTAGCACTATCTGCACAAATAGGCTTTTCACATCTTCCTGCCCTCTCCGCTACTGCACGAACATCTTGTCTCTGTGAGAATCTATCATCTGTTATCTGATTCATGTACACTTCATCATAAATGTACAGCACTTTGTTTGCATCATCAACACAACAACTGATAAGCGCATTGTAACTCTCTTCAAAACCAAAATCAAGACCAAAGAAATGGAATTGCGAAGAAATGCTGTTCACCTTCCGTTTGAACTCTCTGCTGTCCTTCGCAACAACAAAGTTCGGAAGTACCCTTGTTCCATTCGCTCCAAACCTTCCCCACCTTGCAACAACCCACAATTGTTTGTCTGTTCTCTTCAATCCATCCAGACGGCGAATGTATGAAACAGGCAGGAATGGGTTATCATCTGGTAGGCTGTGATGATAATAAACACCATTCTTTTTGTTCACCAATGTTCTACGTCTGTAAAACTCTTCTGGACTTTGTATTGTTCTCTCTCTTCCTTTATCATCTGTATGCACAAAAAAGGTATTGTATACCCAATTTTCCTTGCCGACAGGGTTTGTTGTTAAGATAAAATGCAACGTCACTTTAGGCTCTCTGATACGCCCTAGCAATTCGGTATATGCTTCATAACGGATTTCGCTACATTCTTCCATCCAAACAATGCTGACACCGTGAATGGACTTGATTTTCTCCGTATTATCCATTCCTCGGAATATGATTCTTGAACCATTCGGAAAACGGATTTCCAAAGGACTAGAAATTGCAACCACTTTGTCCCCCTTTGGTCTGTGATTGTTTCTTACCGCTTCGTCTGATAACAACCCCATCTTTTCAAGGATTTCTTTAAACAATGCGAAACAAGATTCTTTGATTGTTTCACGCACTTGTCTTACCACCAATGCTGTTCGTTTTTCTTCCAGAAGTTTTAGTATAATCTTCAATGCTACATGGTAACTCTTTCCGCTACCATACCCACCCAATAACAGGTATTGTTCATAATCCCAATCGGTTAGAAAAGAAGCAAATCTGTTTGACACTTCAATGTTCACATCCATGTTTGTTTGCTCCTTTGTTTTAATATGCACAAAACAGATAAGTGGCAAATGTACACAATCTGATGTACACCGAACCTTATCTGTTTTGTCTATCATATTATACCATATTCAATTATTGTTCGTCAAGGTTTATTCAAAAATTTCTTTTAAGAAATCAACAAAACCTTTCATGTTCTCATAATCATCTTCGTCTATTTCGTCCTCTTCCTCAAATGCCTGCATCTCTTTCTCACGTCTATTTAATTCCTCATTCATTCCAGAAATATCAATCATGCGTTCTGTGAGACAACCGAGTGCAATCTGTCCATGTTTAATTATTTCCTCTTCGACCCTGCTTAACTTTAACTGTTCATTTCTTTCACTCATAACACTGAACAATGTGTTGATTCCATTTGCAATACAGCCTTGTGCAATTTCGATTTCTTTCAGATGTTCCAAAATCTGCTCGTTTGTTACTTCCTTTGCCGCTTTCTCGGAAACAACCTCAAATTCTTCTTCTTTCCACTTGAGGACATTGTTTAAATCATACGAACCAAAGCCGATGTTATAATCATCGTTCCCGACTTCTCTGTACTTAATCTCATAATACGGTTTGTTCGCAATACCTCTTACGATAACCTCAATGTCATCTACAACTAATTTGTTCCCTTTGTTCTCACTCATGTTTTGTTCTCCTTTCTGAACTTACTCTGTTTACTCTTTTATATTAACACACCATTATCGGAATGTCAATCGCCTTTCTACAAGAAACTGTCTCTTTATTTCCTGTATCAATTCTTTCCCAATTGTCTGCCATTGGAAATATCTAAAATCATTAAGCAATTCGTTCATGGTAAACACCCTAGAATAATTGTAATTGTTTTCAAAGTGAAATGTCAGAACATATCTGTTCTCTGTTACTCCTTCTTCCACACGAACCCTCGCTCTGTATACTCTCAATTCTCTGCTTACTGTGTCTGTGATGTTCTGTATCTTCTGTCTGACTTCCTCTGATTCAATTGTTTCAAGGTCTATCACCTTCACTGTATCACCTCCTTTGTTCTTCAATTACATGTTCTCTGACCATTACTGTTAAATTATTATTTTTGATAAATTCTTTCTTCATAATTTTGTTCTCCTTCACTGATTGTTTTCTTATTTCCTTATCTTTAATTATATTATAACACAATATAACAGAAAGTCAATAGTTTATTTATAATTTATTATATAAAAATAAGCACGTATATTTCAACGTGCTAACTGCATGGAACATTTATGCTATTGCTTTGTAAACTCTATAAATGGTTCTCCACCATTTCCAGTTCTTTTACCAATACCATTGCCGCCTATTCTAAAATCATTTACGTTTCTGAACTCTATATTATGCTCAATACACCATTCTTTTATGTCATTTTCTATCGGATATAACACATTACCAACATTAAGCAAGCAAACACCACCAACTTTCAACGACTTATATATTTTATCAAGCATAACATATAAAAACAACTGTTTCCACTCTGCATAGCTTGAATACCTTTTATAACTTTGTTCGCTATCATCAGAGTAATGTTCTGTATCATAGTACGGTGGAGACGTAAAGCAAAAATCAATACTGTTTTCTTTTATATTCAAATCTTCAAACGGAACATTTTTATATTTAAAATTTTTACCAAGTCCCAAGAAGTCTTTAAGTTGCAACAAACCGTTATATGTTTTTTTACTAGGGTCTGTTGCAAGATATTTTATATTCTTAAACATACATGAAGCAAGTCCTATCGTTCTTCCACCCCAACCAGCACAAGGGTCTAGTATAGTATAACCATCTTTGCAATATGTTCTGTAAATGTCTCTTGCAAGATATGGTTGAAACTCATTAACGTATTGCACTCCACCACAACCAAGTCCAACAAACTTGAAATAATTATGTTTTGTTACAAATTTATTTTGTACTTTAATCATAAACCGAAACAACTGTTTTTTATATGTTCCATTTTTATTCAATGCTTGATAAATTGATTGCTCATTCTTCTTTGTTCCTGTAGCCAATCTGTGCGGATTAAACAATAACGATATATTATAACCATCATTATAACCTTGACACAATCTATTGAATTGATACATTGCAGTTGGCTTGTCAATTATACTCGATACAAACTGCTCAAGACTTTTAAATGGTGTAAAATCATCAAGAGCCTGTTTTATAATTTGTTCATCAGAAAAATATTTTATCGCATCATCTTTTACTTCAACATTTGTTTCATCTTCTTCTATTTCTTCTCCTAATTCAAACCCAAACAAATTCATGTCTATATCTTCTGCTAAGTTTTCCAGTTCTTCATCAAGCAAACTATAGTCCCATTCACTTTCATTTAGTTTGTTATCTACTAGCCTGTACGCTTTTATTTGTTCTTCTGTTAAATCTTCTAAACAAACAGTAGGTACTTGTTTTAATCCTGCTTTCTTTGCTCCTAAGATTCTACCATGTCCTGCTACTACACTATTATGTTTGTCAATGATTACTGGCTGTGTAAAACCAAACTCTTTAATACTGTTTGCTATTCGTTCAACCTGTTCTTTTGGATGCTTCTTTGCATTCTTCTTATATGGTTTTAATTCTTTGATGTTTTTATAAATAACATTCATTTCTTGCATTTGTTTTATGCCCCTTTCTATATTCTTTGTTCTGTCTTTGTTCTAAGTGGTATGTTATGTTCTATTGTTCTTTGTATACTTGTTATATACTATTCTTGTATGAACTCATAGAACTATTCTAACAATCTTTGTTCTGTCCTGTCAAGTTTATATAGTTTCCTTTCTCTGACTTCCCTTTCGTTTCCTAATAGGTACTTGATTTGTTCTAACAGAAGTTCCACATCTGCAATCTCGTCTACTATCATATATTCTGCATGACACATGTCTGTCTGGCATGTTTTATCTCCCTGTAAGATTCTCTGATACTTGCTTAACGCTTGTATGAGTTCTCCACATTCTTCTGTACACTGTAATAATCTGTTTTCAATCCCAAACTGTTCTGCTTGCTTCCTTGTGTATTTATCTATCTGTATTTGTTTTAATTCTGCATCAGTTGCCATTTGCTTTCACCTCAAACAATGTTATGTTATTCAAATAACAATACTCCATGATGTCTTTGTATTCTTTTGTTATGTTATGCTTCTTTGCATACTTTCTTACATAACTGTCTATGTCCTTCTGTAATTTACTTTTCATGTTCTCCCACCTTTTCTGCAAACATGGAAAACTGTTCGTCCTGCACTAACTTGATTCCTGCATATTCTTCTGTCAGTGCTACCATTTCGGACATCTTCACCACACCACTTGTAAATGCTTCATATAGGCTCATACAATCATCTACAAACTTTGGTATGCGCTTCTTTGCTGACTTCTGCCAATAATCAGACACCAACACATTTGTTGGAATTACCAACATCATTGTTAGTATTTGTTCTGCTAAAACATTTGTCTTATCAAGAATCACCTGTTTTGCCTTTTGCTGTTCTTCCCTTCTGATTCTTTGTTCTAACTGTTCCAACTCCCTTGCTGTAAGTGTGTAGGTTTTGTTATCCTTTTTCTGTTCTCTCTGTTTCCTTCTTAATTCTGCTCTGCTCATATTCAACCTCTATTCTGTATATAAAATATACTGTTGCTGTTCTCCATTTTTCCCATTGTTCAGAATCTTAATTTGTCCATAGACTTCTGTTGTGACTTCTTCTCCTGTGTTTGGGTTTTGTGTAATGATTGTAACTGTACCCATATTGTTTGGTTCTGGTATCACAATTTCCAATGGTTCTGGTTTATATTCTTCTACAACTGCTGTTTCTTGTTCCTGTTTCCCTTTTGTTGTAATATGATTGATAATATAACAAGATAACAAGATTATACTTGCTATCATTACTATCTGTGATACTACAAACAAGGCTGTTTTTATTTTGTTCTTCATTTCTTTATACTCCTATTTTACTATGTTCTGCTATGTTTGTCAATATGTTCTTGCAAAATAATTCATTTTGTTCTGTGTGTTTCCATATCCACTCCAAAACAGATAACCTCTGTAAGCCGTTTATTTGCCCTTTTAATCCATTTTCTATATTAAGGTGATAACTTCTTAGGGTAGCCCCATATTCTCTCGCTATTTCAATAGCTGACGCTTTCCTGCCGCTATCCTTCATAGATATCATTGCCCCAATCTTCATCATCATCGCTGTCCTCCATCCAGTCTGTACTGTTCTCTGCATCCCATATGTCTTGTTCATCCTGTTCATTCGGTTGATATGTTTCCCCTTTTGCAACAAGATTGATTGTGATATTGCTTGTAACCTTTCCTGTGTTTTCAAACATTTCTAGTTTGTCCATCATGTCTGTAATCTCTCTGATTGCAGAAACATCTCCTGTCAATCCCTTCTGGAACAATGCAACCATCAACAAGGAACGGTTCGTAAGTTCTTCATCTGTGAACCCAAAGGAACGCAACACTTGTTTCTTTTTATCGCTGTTTGTTTTCATCTCCAACAACTGACGCATACAATTCTGTAACGCCATGTTTTGTTCCTTCTTCTTTTTCCTTGCTTCAACTCCCATCATTGCTATCCGTTTTCGTTCTTCTGGTGTTCTCTCATTCAGTGGTATTAGATTCTCACTTGCTTCTTTTACCTCTCTTCCTTTCCTTCTTCCCATGTTCTGTCTTATCCTCCTTTTGTTTTATTATTTGTTCTCTAAATACACAACAAGACAAGGTTGCCCTTGTCTGTTACTGTCTCTATATGATGAATCACGTTGCCGCTTGAATCAATCACAATATTTAGTTTATGAATCAATATGTTTACAAGTTACATGACGTTTCTCGGTTACGTCAAACGGATATACTTACACATTTTCTTGTACCACGACTAATATATGGCTACCACAGCGGCAACGTGATAATTTATTTTATTGGTAGGCATTTCCATTTAAGGCTACCACTTACTTGTGCCAATCCAAGCACAACTCCTTCTTTTGATTCTATTATAGCAGAGTTTGTTTGGATTGTCAACACTTAACTGTGATAATTTGCTCTAAATATGGTAGAACGGCTGATGGTGTCCTTCTTCCTGTTTCCCTTTATCCTCTCATTTTCTTCTTGGAACTTTCTGTATTCCTCACATTCTGCATGGCATTTTACTGTCCTTCTTCCACATCCCTTACATGGTGCATAACTCATATACTATAACCAACCTTTGCTTTTTAAATAGTCCTCTACATCACACAAATAAAGCATTGCTTCTTGTGTTTCTTCTTCCTTTATGCTAATGAACCCATTCTCGTCTCTGTCCGTAAATCTCTGTAATGGAATCGGAAACCCTCTCTCTGTTACATGGTTCAATTTATATCCTACTTCCCGAATGTACTTTACACATACCACCAGAACACACGACACTATCAACATCTTAGGAGTGCTTAAATCCATCTTAGCAATCACAATCGGTATTAATACTTGAATCACTATGGCTATTTTGTCTAATTCCTCAACTAACCCATATTTTAAAGTTGCAAACAATTCTGCCAGCGTTTGCAACAACACTACGCATACTCTTTGTTTCGTTTTTTTCTTGTTCTTCCTTTTCATCATTATAATATCTTTCCTTTCAATTCTTCTTTGATTAAGTGCAACTTATCCTTTAACCTCTTTCTGTACGGTGGCACTTTGCACACCTCACACATATATTTGTTTTGCGTCATAAAGAAACTACCTGTTACTTCTTTACAGATATTACAATTCCTTTCGCATATTTCTTCTTCATCTGCTGTTACATATAACGTCAATCTTACTATTCTGCTCCAATCATCTGTTTCAACCTTCTCTGTTCTGTATGTAATATGTTTTGAATTGTTCACAGCAATCACATTTGTAGACAACCATTTGCAACAATTCAAATATGCTTCTTTTGTTGTTTTCCCTTGAAAATCTTTCTCCAATATCTTCTCTGCTATTAACATTGTCTTACCCCTCCATGATTCTTTGTTTTGCTTCTACTGCACTTTTGTCTGCAAGTTCATTTAAGGGGTCGCCCTTGTGTCCTTTGACCTTTACCATTGTTATGTTCATCTTCTTTTCATATACAAGCAAATACATCTTTTCCCATATATGTTTGTTTTTTATAGGCTTTCCTTCTTTCGTTACCCAACCATTGTTATGCCAGTTCTGTAACCACCCTTTTGTAATAGCGTTCACAACATAAGCACTGTCGCAATATACTGTGACCTGTTTTGTTTTGCTCTTCAAGGCTTTTACTAACGCCATATACACTGCTGTCAGTTCCATCTCATTGTTTGTCGTCTGTTTTTTATTTCCTGTTACCACATTTGTTTTGATTCCATTGCTACATGGAATAACTTCTACATACGCCCAACCACCCTCGCCAGGGTTTCCACTGCAAGCACCATCTGTATAGAATGTTATTTGTTTCATTGTTCTGTTTTCTCCTTCTTCAAATCCGCATAAATCTTGATAATTGCCTTTGCAACAACTTCCCATAATGTTACGCCATTTACATCCCCTATCCACTCATAAGTATCTGTAACATGAACCACTCCCATGTGGTAAAACTTGAATTTCTTTCCTTCGCTGTATGTCCATATCTGTTGCAATTTATATGGGTATCGTTCACACAATCCATGCAACACCTGTTCTAATAACTCAATCGGTGCTATCTCTGTTCTTGTGTAATGGTTCTTTTCCAGAATTTTAGCACATGGTTTTACTTTCCAAAGGAACTTGTTTATTAACTCTCTGTTTCCTTCCTTCTTGCAATCTAACATGATGATGTCCTCTGTTTTCAATGTTCAATCCTCCAATCCATAAAGAAAGGCAGAGAAGCATTGTTCCTACCTCCCTGCCTTTGTTATCATTTCATTATTTTGTTATGTTATGTCAGATTAGATTTCCCAATCATCGTCGTCGTCCTCTTCATCCTCTGTTTCGGCTTCTGCTTCGTCTGCCTTTTTCAGAAGTTTTACATAAGCATCTGCGGACTGTTTCGGCTTTGTTTTGATTCCTCTATCGGAGCACATCTTGAACAGTTCTTTTGCAGACTTTCCTGCATACGGGTCTGTTTCTTCCTCGTCCTCGTCTCCCCAATCGTCCTCGTCCTCATTTGCTGTTCCGTCATTTGCTTTCAGAACTGCGATAAGGGATGCTTTATCACGCTTCTTGCACTGTGAGGAAATACCTCTGTCACAGCACAGTTTGTACAGTGCTTTAGATGTCATGTTCTCATAATCATCTTCGTCTGCTTCGTCCTCTTCCTCAACTGCCTGCTTTGACTTCGGCTTCTGTGTTGCCTTTGTTTCCTTCTTTGCTGATTTCTTTGGTGCTTCGTCTTTCTCTTCTACACCTTCCGCTTCTGTTTCCACATCATCAATGTCCTTCAGACCTGTTTCCACAACTCTTGCTGTTACCTTCGGGATTGCTTTCAGAAGGTCAAGAACATACTCGCTGTTTGCCATTGATACGGTTCTTGTGAACAATGGGTATCTGCTTCCTACCTCTGCGACTTCCTCTACGTTGTTACCCATGATTGCTTCTGCGGCTTCATACGCCATCCAATTTTTTGCCATTTTGTTTTTCTCCTTTTCTTTTTTAATTTGATTCTTTGTTTCTCTTGTTTGTTCTTTCCTTCTTCTCTTGCTGTTCTTTGTTTGTTTATCACCAGAAGGATTTTTATTTCCCTTCCTTTGATACTACTATCTTAACACATCTTGTTCTGTGTGTCAACACGTTTTTGTAACTTTTTTCTTTTTATTTTTCCCCTTCGCAACATTCACAATCGCAAACGGTAATCAATCCTAACTTGATACAAGCATTGTCAACTGCTTCTTTTAACTGTAACAATCCTTTTTCATCCACAATGCCAAGTCCTCCTTTAAGGAACACTTTGATTTCTTTTCCATCTTCTTCTGTTACCAACTGTTCCGCAATGGAATATCCAAGAGGATTGTTGTCTCTGTCAAATGCTTCTGAAATCACAACATTGCGCTGTTCCTTGAACTTCTGTTTTGACAGTTCTTTGTAAGTTAATCTTCCCATTCTCCTGCACCCCCTTCTTCGCTATTGTCGGGGAGTTCAATGATTGCTTGGAATCGTAACTGGATATAATCTTCATCCACCAAAGCACAAATGTTGTCAAGATTCACATTGTCCACTAATGACTTGAATGGTATTGTTGCATTTCCATCCTTGTCAAAATTGACAGAGCCTATGGTGAAGATGCCCAAACTCATTGGGTTGCTTGTTGCTGTTTTCGCATGAACCGTAATGTCATTGTTCAACCCCTGTAACAATTCAACACTTGTTAGGATTTCGTCATATCGGAGTTTGAACTTCACTTGTACTGTTCTGTTCTTTCCAATGCTCAACCCTTCAAAGGTTGCAATGCCCTTTTGTTTGAATTTCTTTTCCAACCTGTTTTCTCCTTTCTCTGTTTTTCTCTTTCATTCTTTGTTTGAACTCTTGTTCTTGCTGTTCTCGTTCCTTCCCTTTCTGTTTCATGTAGGCTTGCCGAGCGAGGTAGGACTTTCCTGCGTTCCTACCGCCTACAAATACATTATAATTTGTTCCATCTCCATTGTCAACCCCTAAATCTGTTCCGCAAAACAAATCTTCGTTGACATTCAATTGCTCGGAAATATCTTCACCAGCCACAAGGCTCTGTACCAGCCCTAAATCCTCTGGTCTTATCATCACCCATACTTCGCCAGTATTAAGGAACTGCAAGGCAAATACGGGCAGTTTGTGAGCCACAGCCGCATTTTGTTCGAGTATATGAATATCATTCTGTTTGATGCTGATGCTCTGCTTGTCCGTAGATTTTAACTGACAGATACACTGTTCATTCTGTCCATCCTCTTTCTCAATCCATCCTGCACCACTGTTCTTTGTCGGCTTGAATCCAAGCCGCTTCATTACCTCTGCTTCGTTTTTCCGATAGAACTTTGTAGAACGTTTATTCATTTATAGTTATGCCCTCTCTTTGTTTTTTTTTGTTAATAAAACTTTTTTTACATTCTTTTGCATACATACACTCGTCACAACTATCTTCCCAACCATCCTCTTCTTCATAATTTCCAAAACAATCTGGTTTTCTGTTTGTTTCTTCTTCGCACTGTTTCATGTCATCGCACATACAACATTCAATGTCGTTCCCATCAAAACATCCAAAGCACTTTTTTTCTGCTTTCATAGGGTTTGTCTCAGTCATGCATTCTTTTTCATCCACACACAAATTACATTTTCCATCACCATTAATATGGCAACCAAAACATTCTTTCTTTAATGCTTCTTTCTTTATATCTGTTGGCTCTGTTCTTTTGTTTTCCCAACTTGCTACTGTTTCCAAAACATCCACAATCCCCTGTGCTGTTATAATGTCAATGTTTGCACCTCTTGTTGAAGTTATTTCGATTGCTTTCTTTACTATGTTTGCAAGCATCTGTACATTATATTCTTTTTCAATCTTCATCTGCTTTGTCCTCTGTTTCTTTTTTTAAATTTAACATTTTTGATTGTTGATTTACTAAGCTTTGTAACCTTTTGTTTTCCTCGTTCAAATACTCAATAACTCCGACTGCACTTTCTAAAAACATATCTACTTCTTTTTTACTGCATTCAGAATTATATCGAATAAAATCTGTCATATATTTTATCATGTATTCAATATTCACAATTCTTTTTATTGTTATTTCAATCTCCCCATTCATCTGTTTCACCATCCTGTTCTTTTAACTTCCTTTCTGTTTCTTCTTTCAGATATTGTAAATAGGGTTTTCTCTGTGCAAAGCCCTTCTTCCTTACTTCTTCAAGTTCTTCTTTCCCGAACAAATCTCTGAACATTGTTTCCTGTTCACTTACTCGGAAAGTATAACTTCTCACATATTCCTCGCTATTGTCCATTTGCTACGCCCTTTCTTTAACGGCATATCTTTCACCCATTCCAACGCTTTTGTTCATCTTTTTACCAACCTTTCTGCTATATTTGAAATGTACTGTTTGTCTTCTTCCTTCAACCTGCTCCACAAATCAAAACCTGTTGTTCCGTCAAAATCATAGAAGCAATATCCATATTGTGTGTTTTGTTTTATCCACTTTGTTGTGTGTTCCTCCTGCATGTCGGTAAGTTGTCTTGCAACTTCGTCATACTTCTTATCGCTCCATATACTGTTGTCTGCTTCATAATACAAATAACTATGTATGAGGATAACTCTCTGTAAGAAATCTATCTTTAGTTTATCTGTCCAATAAACAGGAAACTTATACAACTGTAAACACCTTCCTTGTATCTGTCCTTTTATTTTGCATATGCCATTGCATCATGTGCTGTTGCATATTTTCTTGCTACTGAGCTTGTGTCGTCAAAAAACACAACTCTTTTATTTAAGAATCCATATTCTGTTCCAAGTACCATGTTGATTCCTTCAATCATAGCCTGTGCCTTTTCAAAATCTTCCATTGCTGTTCTGTTTAATTTGCTAACTGTTTCGATTGTTAAATTCATCATATCTTTGTTCTCCTTCACTATTTGTTTTCCCTTAACTTGATTATATAGTAACACAAGTATAGGAATAAGTCAACACATTTTGTAAAACTTTTTCAATTTTGTTTTGTTCCAGATAACAGAACAGGTAGCCCTATTAGGCTACACTCTGTAATTCATTCAGTGCTGTTTTGTATTTATTGTTCAGTGAGTACAATCTGAAATTGTTAATGGTATCTTTCTCCATTCCTTTAAATACTGCGATTGCAAGGATGTTCTTTAATTCAAGTCCTGTTTTCTCTAACTTTGTAACCATTCCAATGCAACGATAGGAGAATGTTGCCCGAATCCCATTTGTTTCTGCTTCTGTTCTGATTGCTTCCACAAAATCAACAAGTTCTTTGTTTCCTTTTGCAATGTGCATTTCAATGTTTCGGTCATAACCAAAATCAATGATTGCAAATCTATCCAGAGTTGCTTGGTCTAATACCAAACGTCCTGTATACATTTCATCTGCACCACTTCCAACTGTGTTTCCTGCCGCAACAACTCGGAAATTCTTATGTGCTTTGATTTTTCCGTTTGGAAACTCGAAGTATCTATTTGCGATTGCCGCATTTAACAAAACAAGAACCTCTGGTATGCTTGCATCCATTTCATCGAGAAAGAAGATACCACCATCCTTAAATGCTTTGTAAAACTCCGTTTCATGATACTTTCCTCCTGCATCAATGAAACCTGTCAACTTATATTCCTGCTGAACACTGTTTGTAAAATAGAACTCTAAACCTAAATCCCAACTAATTTGTTCAAGTGTGTAGTTCTTTCCGCTTCCTGCCGGTCCTGCAAGGTAAACAGGAATGTCATTTTCAATACAAGCCTTAATCATATTATACTTACAATGTTTTACTTCTTCATTGCAGTCATCTTTTGGTTCTGGTTTCTTAATCTCTGGCATTCTTAATTCTACACTACCATCAATGATTACTTTATCTTTTCTTCCTGCTCTGCGAAGTTCATTTGTTGTTCTATCCTCTGCTCTGAAATTCTCCGGCTCTTTATACTGTCTTCCGATTCCTTGTTCATTAAATGTGTACCAATATAAAACTCCTTGAATTTCAAAACAATAAATACCCTGTTTTTTTAACTCTCTTATTTCCTTTGTATGTTTTCTGAATACTCTTTTAATATCAACAACACCAAAATCTGTTCTTGTTCTTGCTACAACATGTTCTTCGTCTTTCTTAATAACCTCTACAAATGTTCTTGTTTTCATTTTATTTGTTTCCTCTGTTTTCTGTTTTATTGTTTATATATTCTTTAACTATAATATATTATAATATATATAAATATATATGTCAATAACTATTTTATAAATTATTTAATTTATTTTATATTGTTCAATATCTGTGATTTCTTGTTCTTCCAAAACACTAGGTATTAGATATTCGTTTTTGTTTAAATATTGTTTTATTGTACCTATGTCCATAACTCGTCCATAACCTAACTCAAAACCACGGTAGGAACATTCTTTGCTACGTTCCCACACAGCTAATATGATTCTTCGTAACATACTTGGGTGAATCAATGGAAAAGCAACTTGTTTGATGTTTAAACGCTGTGAAGCATTTTTAACTCTAACTTTTGTGATAACTTGATTCTTTTCAGATGTACCAAAAATTACACTGAGGTTTACACGGTACCCCTGCTTTTCCAACCGATTTACAAGTTGTAACACTTTCACACTTTCTTTTATGATTGTTTTATTGTCAACATTACAACTATAATTAGCCATTTTGTTAATGGTTATGACTTTGTTTTTCTGTAGAACAGGTTTACTATTTATCATATTTGTTGGGATTCCCTGCAAATATCTTGGAACGGAACATTGATACCCTACTATATCATAAACGTTCTTTTGTTTTGTAGAGATTCCCGTTTGTTTCACATCTACTTGCTTTTTAATTTCCTTTGTTCCATGTTCCCACCCATGCAATAACAAGTCTTTTGCTTCTTCAAAATTGTTTGTTTTGGTAAATTCATAACTACCGCTCAGACTACAACAACCATTTTCCCTGTTTAAAAAGTTTTCATATGGTTCGTTTGTTTCGATAAAATGAACCAATTCTGTAATAGTTTCAAACTCTGTAATATAAACGTCTCCTTGCTGTTTCTTTTTCATGTTCCTATGCCCCTATCTCATTTGTTCTGATACTATATTAACATGAAATAAAACAAATGTCAAACAATTTTTAAACATTTTTAAAACAAAAAAGGACAGCTTATTTTCGCTGTCCAATAATTTCTTCATCAAAATGTTTCCTCCTTTAACTTTTGCTTTCCTTTTGGTAAATATCCATACATAGCAATACAATAGCTATCTGCCAAGTCATCATTGATTTCACAAGGTACTTTTTTCTTGACCTTTTTGCCACCCTCTACAACGTCCATTTTCACGCTTATAATGCCTTTTTTACCTCTACCCTTATATTCCTCGGCTATATGCTTTAAAAGCCCCCTATCACGTAAATACAAGATTGTACGATACTTCTCTGGATTGATTCCATAAGGGTTGTCTAACGGTTTGCTACTTCCTACAATTTGAGATTTCCATGAGCGTGTATCAACACTGTACACTGGGATTTCATTGTAATAATGGAAGAAATCAATGATAGTGGCAATCAACGCTCCTGTTGACTTAATATATGCTTCTGACAAGAAACCCTGTGAACGCAGACGGATACGTTCTGTTATCACCAATGGGTTTACTATGTTATGGTCTATCATAATTTCATTTAGCGTGTTTTCAAGTGCTGTTCTTTTTTCTGAATTGTTATTGCAATATTCATATTCAAGGCTGAACATCTCAACAACTTCTTTATTTTTTAACACCGTTATTCCTGTTCTTGTATAAGATTGGTCGATTCCTATGACATAATCGTGCAACCCTTCCACCTCCTTCTAATTGAACGGTAGTATGCTTTCCTCTTCCCATCGTTCAATCGCTTTCTTTTGTAACTTTCTTGCCTGTTCAATTCCATCTGCTCGCAATACTGTTATAATTCCTTCACGAATCATTGTTTTGCTTTCTTTTGTTTCCATTCTCAACAGGTTCTCAACCCCTGTCAATCCATAACTGTTTTTATGTTGATACACCACATATAGGTTGTGATAATCATATATGAGTATGTTCTTTCCCTCTATCCAATCATCGTCAACACATTCTTTCTGCTTCCATATCAGATTGTACAGGCAACGCTTTTTAAAATGTTTTCCAACCGTTCCAAGATAGATGTATCTGCATGATAGATTCTTTTCGGTTTTCCTCACCCCAAACACTGTCCCAAAACATAATTTGTTTGATTCACTACACCCCATTTGTTTTAGCCCACTGTCTGAACTCAACCAACCTGTAATGTGTCCCATATACGCATGGTGACTTCTACAACCATATTTGTACATCACCCCTGTCTGTACCTTTTCTGTTTTATCCAGATAACAACAATTCGCACATGTTATCACCTTAGCCATTGTAAGCATCCCTCCTTTGTAGTAAACACTGGATAATATTGTTTGTCTATCCCTCTGTGTCCAGTGTCAATATTCGCATTTCTGAACATATATAACTTTTCATACTTGTTTACATCCACTGTCTTATCATTCATGCAACGATTGATTTCACAGTTATATGTTATTCCATCTTTGTCAACTGTTGCTTTCACCACTTCTGCACGAAAAACTATGTTCTTTGTATATCCTTCCCTTTTTGAAGCAAACACTAGGAACAATTCAGTTCCTATGTCTACTAAGAGGTAAACCTTTTTCATCCATTCTTGTTCTCCTTTCTGTGAGTTCGCACTTTCCATACATTGTACAGATGATACAATCTTTCTCTGTAATTGTTCTTCCATACTTACATTTGTTTGTTCTTCTATACATGTTTTTCAATCCTCCATGTTGCATATTTATCATGCATTTCGCAATATCTCCAACAAGCACTCTTTAATCCTGTATAAACTACCCTTCCTTGTTTTGTTACAACATCAAACATTTTGTTTTCCTCCTTCAACGGCTGTTCTCTTTGTTTCTACCTATATAACAACATAAGGGTTGAACAAAGTCAACCCCTAAATGTAAATTATTCAACAACAATATTTACTGCCTCATAATATGTTTCACACAAGATGTCAGTAACTCCGATTACTTTCAGATTACGATGTTTTTCATATCTGTTATCCTGCATTAGTTCCCAATCCATTACCGGTTCGTATTCATCAAACAGACATAATCTTTCATGTCCATTTATATTCTTCCATAACCTTATCATTGTGTTTGGACACACATATTCTTTTAAAAACTCTTTTAATTTCATTCCAATCTCTCCTTTTTCTTTCCGTAGCATACTTCACGCATCGGACACTGTTCTGCCATCTTGCAATGATACCCTGTACACTTTTCATGTCTCTGCACAAGTTTCTCTTTTGTTTCAAGCCTGTGTTTGTAATACTGTACTTTCTCCAATCTTGCTATGTATGGTTCAACCTCTTTGTAATTGAACTTATACAAATATACTTTTATTTCTTGTGTGTTCTTATCCTCACACAAAACAAAGCCATCATGGATGTCTGTTAAATACATATATAACTGTAACTGCTTTCTTCCAGATACATGATATTTCTGTTTTTTAAACTGGAACGTATTTACTGACTTTATTTCTCCAACCATTTCTACGCCATCTATATCACAAATAATGTCTGGCGTATAGGAAAGGTCAAATTCTTCATTGAATCTGCTATAATCACAATCTAACGGTTCTGCATACCCTCCACGAATAAACAATCGTTGCCACTTTTCATGGATTGCATCACCCTCTGAAAATATCCGCTTCAACCCAACTGGTACTTGTTCTCCCTGTGCCTGTTTGTAAAACAAACTCAACACTTGCTGTCTGTAACAGAACTTATCATCGGAAACAATAATAGCACTCGCATGAAGTCCTTTCCTCTCTGCTGTTTCCTGCCCTCTTGTCATTACTGATTTTAAGAACTGCAATTCTTTCTTGATGTCCTTATCCAGATAATGCAATGCGTTCAACTTATGTTCCAATTCTGCTTCTTGACTGCTTTGTATCTTTGTTCGATTCCCTTCTGCTTCTCGTTTGATTTCGTCCATCAATCCCATTTGTTTTGTTCTCCTTCTTTTCTCTATGATACCACATGGACAGAAATAATGCAAGCACTTTTATAACCTGTTGTAGTACAGAATCTCTTCACTGCTTTCAGTTTTGTTTCCGCATAAACGAAAAACCTATGTTCTGCACTACCATCACCAATGTATGTTCTGTTAAATCTGATACAATAAAAGTGCATCAATCTTCTAACATTTCCTTGTACATTCTCTTATGTTCTTCCATTATTTCTTTTCTCACTCTGTCAAGGTCTGCAAAATCCACAAACCCTCTGTCATAAAACAAAGGTATCTCGCACTCACCCTTTGGATTGCAAACCTTTGATTTCACAACCTTGCATTTCATAATCATACCGATTGTTTCTTTGCTTGCACTATTATAAGGGTTATGGTTTGGTATGTCAATATATCCTTTTCTTGCCACCTGTATTCTCAAACTAGCACTATGTTTCAGCTTGTGACCACCGGGCGTCTGTATATTATCTCCAAAAGGTAATGCATTCATCTTGTCTCGAATCTGGTTTATAAATACAACCGTTGTTCCTGTCTGTTCTATCACATCTTCCAGAGTTGGCAGATATTTGTCCATAAGCCTTGCAACCCCACCTATCCGCATTTCTTGTTCGCTATCTGTGTTCACTGCTTTTCTTATTTTGTCAATATCATCTTTTGGCTGCATAGATGGAACACTATCAATCACAATCATGGGTATACCCTCTTCCGCAAATCTGATTGCTCTGTTGAAAGCCTTTTCTCCATACCTTGCTCTGTATACCAACATTTGCTTTGGTGTGTTTCCAAACAACCTTGCTCTGTTCGCATCGAACGTACCTTCAATCGGAATGTCAAGGCACATTTCATGTTGAGCGCAAAACTGATATGCAAGTGTTGTTTTCCCTGCCGATTCTGCTCCGAATATTTCTATTGTTCTGCCTTTCGGTATTCCTCCACCTATGATGGCATCTAAGTCTGAAAGCCCTGTACTCCAACGTGGTATTCGTAACACTCCGTTTTTGCTTCCCAAACTGTAAACCGTTCCTTCTCCTTCTTTCTTTGCAATCTCGGAACACAACTTCATAATTCCTGCTTTGTTGATTCCCTTTGTTTTGTTAGCCATCTTTCAATCTCTCCATTTCTTTCTCGCTGATTCCAACAATTCCTGCGCTGTCATTGCTCTCTGTCGGTCTGAAAAATGCACCATCTTTCTGTGGGTACATAAATTCAAACATAAGGTAATTCATAGCATCGAGCAAATATTCCTTGTTCCCTGTTCTGTTATATGCTTCTATGCACTTTTCATTACTTCCTAATGCATTGACATATCCTCTGCCGAAGTTACGTCTTGCAGAGCCATATTTGTAAAAAGATGTTTCCACTCTGTTCTGTCTCAATTCATCAACCTTGTGCGAATACTCATATTTTGGTATATACTGTTCCATTTTCTCACCACCTTTGTTTTGTACGTTTCACATGAAACATTTTAACGCCCCAACAAACTGCTGTTATATTTTACCACCCTTGACAAATAACGCCGCTTGTTAAACTCCAATGCTCCCTGTTCCTTTAAAATGTCAATCACTCTTGTTGTTACCGTTCTTCCTTTGCACCTGTCGTAGAAATCATCATAATCTCGGAACACTCCATGTTCCTTTCTTTCATGTTCGATTGCTTCTGCCGCTTTTTCTCCGATTCCCTTAATGATGCTCAACCCTTGCTGTATAACATTTTCTCCATCCATCATACGCATACTTGTTTCTGCTGTATAATTCACATGAGGTAACATCACAACCGCATTGTCCTTCACCGCAAACTGTGAATACTTGTGCAAATCTGCATCATTCCCTGCATACTTCATCTTGACATACCAGAACTCGGCAGGATGGTGTATCTTATACCACATCTGATCTACACTGATAATCGTGTACCCCGTACTGTGTCCTTTGTTAAAACCATAGATAAGCATACTCGCCCAAATCTCCGTTGTCTGTTCCTTCGTAAGTCCTTCACTTCTACAGCCTTTGAAAAAATCTTTCTTCATCTGTTCAATGATTGGTATGTACTCTGGTTTGTTCTGATTCTCTGCTTTTTTCATAATCTTTAACAAGTCAAAACTTTGCTGTGGTGTCAAATGTCCTAATTTCTGTGCAACCTCAACTGTCTGTTCTTGGTACAACATCGTTCCATATGTTTCTTTCGTATACTTATAATACGGTGTGCTTCTGTCTATATTTCCAGACAATTTGTTATATGCGTATGTTTCGTGCATCTTTAATTGTAACGGTGCTGGTCTGTTCAGCGCATTAACCGCAATCACATCTTCAATGCAATCACACTGTATCATATTCAGAATCTTCTTTGGTGCTGATTTCTCCATCTGAAATATACCGTCTGTTTTCCCATCTCGGAAACTCTCATATATTTCTTGTTCCTCTCTATCTTCATCTGTAACAACATGATGTGTATACTCTTCCAACTCTCGCAACTCTGACATTGTTTTAAGTCCTAACATATCGAACTTTGTACAATTAATATGTTCCAAATCATTAAGGTCATAACTACTGCTGAACATATCGCCCTTGCGAATCACTGCTGTATAATTCGATATATCAGAACCAACCACTGCCACACCTGCGGCATGTTTTCCTAGATACCGAATTTTTCCAAACAACTTGGAAAAGTGTTTCATAATGTTGTCATACTGGCTGTTATACTCTTCTGTTCTTTCATCTTCCATGAGTAACTGCATATTCAATCTGCCATCTTCTTCATACTCTCGTATAAATCGTTTGATTTCTGCAACCACCTTTTTGTTTTGTTCCTTGTCGTACTCGTCTAATTCCTTTCCGCTTGTAGGCAACCCACATACCCCTGCAAGGTCATTCACAAGGTTGTCAATCTTATATTCCCCATAGGAACATATCTGTACTGCTTGCCCCTTATACTTGTTCACAACGTAGTCAATCACATCTTGTCGTCTGTCTGTTTCAAAATCAACGTCTATGTCTGGCAACTTCTTCTTTTCCTTACGCATAAATCGGCTGAAATCCAGATTATACTTGATACTGTCCACATCTGTAATTCCAATAGCATAAGCTACCTCACAATTGCAAGCAGAACCTCTCCCCGGTCCAACTGCTATGTTATGTTCTCTCGCCCAATTTACATAGTCTTGCACCATGAGGAAATAATCATCAAACCCATGATAATGTATTACATCAAGTTCCTGTTTACATCTCTGTATGTACTGTTTTGTGTTCTTCCCTCTCTTCTTCAATCCTCTTTGTACCATCTTACGCAACACTGTTTCGCTTGATTCTCCATTTGTTTCAATCTTGGGCAGAACCAACTCACATTGCGAAAGTATACCTTCTTCCACGCTATCCTGTAACTTCTTTAAATTGTCAACGAACATTTCTGCAACCTTAAAGGCATCCTTAAACTTGTTCTTGTAGATTGTTGCAAATCGTTCTTCTATTTCATACTCGCTAGGCATATACCTTTCTGAATATGTGTTCTTTACATCAAGTGTTGTTTTCCCGATTTCGTGCATCTTACAATAGGTGTCAAAATCTTCCTTACTTCCAAAATGGCTGTCTGATGTTAGTATACACTTGATTTTCCGTTCCCTTGCTAACTTCATCAAAACATAATCTGTTTTCTGTTGTGTTCCCTTTTTGTCAATCTTGTATGGCTGAATCTCCACATACAGGTTGTTGCCAAAAATATCCTTGAACTTGTCAAGCAACTTTCCTGCTGTTTCAACATTACCATTCACAATCGCTTGACTTGTTGCAGAAGCAATACACGCTGTTGTACAGATTAACCCATCTGCATACTTCTCCAACAGTCCAAAATCTACAATCGGTTTATAGTAGAACTGTTTTATGTTTGCCTCTGACATAATATGACACAGGTTTTCATATCCTGTTTTGTTCTGTGCAAACAAACATAAATGATATGACTTTCTCTGCGGATTCCTCTTATTAAACTTTGGTTGGAAATACACTTCACAACCTAATATTGGTTTGATTCCTACTTCTTTACAGGCTAACCAATGTTGTACCAATCCTGTTATATTTCCGTGGTTGCTCAACCCTAGTGCTGTATATCCCAATTCTTTTGCTCGTTTTGCAAGTTCTATTGGTTTACCGAATCCATCAAAAAAAGAAGTTTCATCATGTCTGTGTAAATCAAAGTAATTACCCATGTTCTGTTGTTCTCCTTCCTTACACTCCTATTATAACAAAAGGGCTGACATTTTGTCAACCCCTAAATTGTTCTTGTTTGTTCTAATCTTCCCAATCATCGTCAGAATCTTCATCATCCCAATCGTCAGAATCTTCCTCGTCTGCTTCTTCCAGAAGGTCAATATAATATTCTTTTGTTTTCTTTGGCTTGCACTCAATGTCTCTGTCCTTACACAACTGGAACAACTCTTTTGCTGTCATACTCTCATAGTCCTGTCCTTCCTCTTCATCATCCCAATCGTCATTGTCGTCCTCTGGCTCATTCATCTTTCCTTTTATCGGCTTATTGTTTGACTTTGCACCCTTCTTTTTGTTTCTCTTCGGTGTTTCGTCCTCGTCCTCAAAATCTTCGGAATTGTCCGCAGGATAAGCCTTGTCAATACATTTCAACATTGCCTGTTCGGACATTGGTTTCACTTTTGTGTTTCGGAACTTCATCTTTTCCAGAGGAATCACGCTGTATGTTGTGTTCTGTCCTTTTCCGATTCTCTTAATCTCATAATCTCTATCGCACAATGTTCCATAACTTTCATAAAGAGATGCAAGCGCAGGAACAGGAGAACAATTGTTGACTGCCGCCATAAGCAACTTTACTTCCTTGCTTTCATAATCATATACGCTCCACACATACATGTTTCTTGTCCGTAAATCCTCATTCTCGCAATACTCGCAATCCCTTCCAAATACTTCTTGACATGGAACATTGATTCCCAACTGGAAACTGTCATGGAAAGATACCTCAAGTCCATCTTCCATATCGGTGAGGAATCTTACTCTTACCTTGCTGTCCTCTTTGAAAAACAAAAACTTGCCTTTGCTTGTTCCGCTTTTCTTAATCTCATTCTTGATGTTTGCTAATTTGATTTTTCCCATTGTTTGTTCTTCCTTTCTTGTTTGTTTTACTTTTTGTTGAATTGAATGTCGAACCCATCCAGACGAATTGCACAAAACTCTTTTGGGTTAATCATATACCCACCAAAAGATATGTATGCTGTTGTTCCTTGATAGTAGCAATTCTTTACAACCTGTTCAATCTGTTCAATTGTTTCTTTCTGTGCTTCTTTCGCCTCTCTTGCTAATTCCTTCATCAATTCTTTGTCAAACTCTGTTTTGTCAAGTTCTCTTGCAAATCCTATCACTTGTGTATATTCCTTGCACAACTCTTTGTATTCTTGACTATCTTCATTATAACTCTGTTCTATTACCTTGTCAATCCGTAATTCCTTCATGGTCTGTGCATGGAACAGCGTCATTCCCATCATCAACTTAAAACTAACTGTCACGTTTACAATCCCTCCTTGTCCGTCTGATTGCCATTTTTAACTCTTGTTCCGACATTTCCCCTGCGTCCTTTACTCCTTCTGGATAATCAAACCTTATCACATGGAAAAACCGTTTTAAATACTCTGTACCCTTATTCCCTGCTTTGTCATTATCCAGAGCAGACACAACCGTTGTCACTCCTTTATCTTTCAACTTCTGTACTTGTTCATCTGATATGTGCCATCCCAAAATAGCAACAACATTCTTAATATGTCCTCTTGTCCTCAAACTAAGGTAATCCATGAACCCTTCGCAAACAAACACCACTTTGTTTTGTTCATATGTTCCACACAAGGTATCTCGCTTTCTAAAACCATCGTTGTATAAATACTTGCGCTTTTTTTCAACATACTTGTTCATGGTTCTGCCAACCCATCCTTTGAACTCCCCATTGTCTAATATTGGAAACAAAAACGGATAAGCAATATTATAGTTTGTTTTACAATGTGCAATGTTCAATGCTCTTTCATCAAATCCCCTTTGTTTCATATACTGTAAAACTTCATGTTCTTCTTTTGTGTGTATGTCATTCCAATCAACAGTTCGTAATCCATAATAATAGTCATGTGCTTCATTCAATGCTTGCTTGTTCTGCAATCTTCTTTTCTTCTTATACTTCACATTTAACTTTTTTACTTCATCACTGTTCAATATTTGTTCCAACAAAACACACGCTTGTAACTCATTTAATTCTGGATGTACCTTCCTCACAAAGTCTAGGGCATTTCCCTTTGCTTCACATCCAAAACAGAAGAAAGAACCATCTGTTAGGCACACCCTCATGGAAGGGTTTATATCCTCATGGAAAGGGCAAATGATGTTAAAATCAGAGCTTACGACATCTGCAATCAGTCCATAATAGATAAGCACTTTTGCTAGTTCTTTCCCTCCATATTCTCTCGTCATGTTACCTCTTTAACTCTGTGATTCTGATGTATGGCTCTCCCATCTTCACAGTGTAACAACCTTCTATGTCTTTTGTTTTCAATGCCCCTGTTTCATAGTAGGTATCAAGTTTTGTTTCGTCAAGTTCTTCTGTCACATCAATGAACCTTTTGAACTTCTTTGGATCAACTCCGCATGTCTTTAAATACCGAATCAAACCCTGCATATCATTTACTGTATATGTTTTGTTCACAACCTCACTGTATATGTCTTTCCCGACCTTCTGTTTTAACTTGTCCAGCAACCATGTCACTTTTTTTGTCCTTGCTCTTGTTACATTCAATTTCACATGGTTTGTATAATATCCTGCCCCCTCGTCAAGTTCTATTTCAAAACTGTTCTGTCCTTTTGGGAGACTTGTAAACATGAAATTTGAAATAGCAAGTTGTTCTTTCTTCCTCACCTCTTCATAATATTTGTCAAACTGTTTCTTTTCCTGTTGTGCATCATATAACTTTCTTACGCTGTCCTTAATCAGCAACATTGTTTTCTGCAAATCTTTCATTGATAAGCACCTTGCCTTTCTCTGTTCTCTGTTCTTTCAGATACATTGTAATGTCCTTCGGATAGGAACAATTCTTTGCACTTCCCTTGATGTAAAGCAACTCATCAAAACATAATTCTTTTTCTGTTCCTAACAGAGTAACAACTCTAACAAGTTCTTTTTTTCTGTTGATTCCAACAACCTTTGCTGTTCTTAACTTCTTGTAAATCTGTCCGTTTCTCGCTTCTACATAATGGACAAACACAACATAACTGCCTACCTTTAACTCGTTGTCATAGATTTCCTGTTTCTTTCTGTTTCCATACTTCTTCTCGATTTCTTCCAGTGTTTTTGCATATACAATGTAACCATCTTTGTCTCTGTTTGTTTTAACCTCTGGTGTATTCTCGCATGGTGCTTCTTCACAATCTGCACAAGTTTCGACTTCTTTTGTACACTCTGCTTCACCCCATGTTTCATTGTCGTCTGGCTGTCCTGCTTCATCAATCGCTTTCTGAATATCTTCATCAATGTCTGCCTGTTCCATATCCCACTTAATAAGTCTCTCGATTAATTCTGGCTTCGTGAACTTCTTGCCTTTACTTTCTAATGTAAGCCCACGTTTTTTACTTTCTTCTCTTAACTCCTTCACTGTCATTGTTTCAAATTCTTTCATTGTTTTGTTCTCCTTTTCTGTTTGAATTGAATTTATTTATTTTATACTTTTATTATACTACCAACACACCAACGTGTCAATCGTTAAATTCCAAAAAATGCAAGGAATATTCTTAATATGAATGGGGACATGATTATAGATATTGCACCTAGTAACATTTCAAATTCTTCCCATGTAATTCCCCATTCTTTCCAAAATTTTCTCAATGCTCTTTTAATGTTCTTTGTTCTTGTAGTTCTCATACTTAATCCTCCTTAAATACAAAACTTCTTAATATTGTTTTTTGTTCTTCATCTGTTAAAAGCTCCATATCCCAGAATGCTCTCACATATCCGATAAAATGCGCTCTATATTCACTTTCAAACTTCGCAAAATCTTCGCAGGTAATTAAACCTCTAACATACTGATTATATCTATGTTCAACTCTTTTGAGCATAAATGTTCTTCTTTCTTCAATTTTCTTTAATGCTAATGTTTTCATGTTTTTTTCTCCTCCACTTGTTTGTTTTCTCTCTTGGGAATCTCCTTCCCTTAACTTGATTATATAATAACATACTTTTCTATGTTCGTCAATACATTTTTGTAAAAAATTTCAAAAAAATAAGCCCACCTGTAAACATACAAGCAAGCTTATTTATGTTCTATGTTTTGTTTCTTCCATGTTCTCACATTCCTGTTTTACTCCTGTACTTTCAACTTCCGCATTTTGTCTTTGTACTCAACATGGATTTGTTTCTGTATCTCAACAATGTACAACAAATCATACCCTGTTCCGTTTAGTTCCTCACATAATCTGTATATCTTTTTGAGTTCATGTTGCACATCCTCAAGGTAACACATCATCAAATTGTAATCAATGAGCCATCCCTTTTCATAGAACACACAACACACTGCTTCATAAAACTCTTTTGTTTTCTCTTCCCACTCTTTGTATTGCTTCATAGCAGAACGAACAAACTTTGTCAACACACTATCATCAATATCCATTCTAGTGTGATTGTACCATTCCTTCGGAATTACCTCTGGTTTTTCATGTCCTTTTATCGGTATCAGTTTGTTATGAATATCTAACACCTTTTTGTGTAACTTCCGCTTTCCTATGGATTCCTCATAATACTGTAACTCATGTATTCGTTTAAATCCATGCAACCCGATAAAGTTAAAATAGTCAGACATTCCAGAATGAAACATAAGTGCCGTTGTCATATGTTTATCTACCTCTGCATATATCTCTATACATGATAACTCTTTTAGCTGTTCTTTGTCAAGCATTTTCCTTCCCTCCTTCCAATAATTCTATAATATGGTCTATCTTATTGTCCTGTTCTTCCAGATGTTCGTGTACATCTCCCAACGCACCTTTTATAATGTCCTGTACATCATTCTGTGTTAAGTTTTCTTTATAATTTGCAACACCTATCAGAAATCCTATAAAAGCCATTGCATCTAAAGTCCGCTGATTAAACCACCCATCGTCATTTCCCATATTAAACACCTACACTGTCTACGCAGGGATTGTAGGGAAATTAAATCCCGTCTTGCACAATTCACAAGCAGATACAACAAACAAACCAGTATCTGTTGCAACATTGGTATGATATACCCTTCTACTACGAATCTGGTCTGCATGAACATTGTTTCCACACTTTGTTATTAACGGGTACTGTGTTGTTCCTGTTCCAATCGTAACCGCAACAGTCTGCGCAGATGTTACATCCGGTAAAGCCTGTGCAACACAGATACAAACCTTTTCTTTGTTACTATATGTTTCCTGTGGAATATTCAGAACCAAAACAGAACCCACAAGTGTTACACTATTTGTTCTAACAAAATGTTCGCAACCTCCACACCCAAAACCATTATTATTGTATAAACTGCAAGCCATCTTTTTTATCCTCCTTCATTTTTTAATCAAAACAAAAGGGCGGTATTGAAACCGCCCCATAACTCACGCTATATCAGCGGATTAGCAACAAGAGTTACAACCACAACCATTTCCATATGTACCATATAATCCTCTTGTTGCATACATATTAGATTCATATGGTGAGCAGGTCAGATATGCAGGCGTTGGTGTTGGTCTTAACTGTCCGATAATGTTTGCACTCTGTGCCTGCTGTGACAACTGGAAATTCGCTGTCTGCAACTGGTCACGAAGTGTCTGCACTTCATTCTGAACCATGTGGTCAATAATTCTCTGTGTGTTTCTGTCATTGTTCTGCATGATGTCACAGCAACACTGACTTAACTGGAACTTTGCACTGTCAATGTTTCTGTTTGTTTCACAGCAACACTGCTGTGCGTCAAACCTGCTCTGGTTAATTGCCGCATTTACTCCTGAGAATCCAGAACAAAGGTCACGCTGTACACCATTGAAACCATTGAGCATAGTTGTGTTCTGTGCATAGAATCCATCACAGAGTCCATTCTCCAAACCATTCAGTTTGTTCATCACATTCTGGTTGTCAAATCCTCTCTGCACCTCTGCACTTGTTGCAACCTGTTCTACTCCACGATTGTTTCCGAAGAAGCCACCGCCTCCCCAAGCAAGCAAAAAGAACAAGAAAAACACCCACGAACCATTGCCGCCAAACATTCCGTCATCATTGTCTCTCTGCAATGCGAGAGCATCTGCTACACTTAAACCGCTTCCATCCATACCCATAGTATGTACCTCCTTTAAATTATTTTATTTATATAAACCTTATCGGTTTATACCATGATTGTTTTGTTTTCCCATCATTCCAGAAAACTGTTTTTCAAATTGTGCATAGGCTTCATTAAGGTCAATTCCTCTTTGTTTGCATAGATTGTTTGCAATCTGCTTTAATTCTTCCTCAGACTTTCCCTGTGCCATCTGTTGCGCTCTCTGAAATAACGGGTTACTTCTTAATGTCTGATTTACCATCTGCTGTATCATAAGGTAACGCCTCCTTCAATCCCTCAATCTGTTTGTGAAGTTCCTTTACAGTTATGTCAAAATCTTTCTTCAAAACATACCCTTCGTTTAATTCTCCACTCCGTTTTGTTTCATTCTGCTTCTGTTCCTGTAACACATAAGTTTTTAATTCCGCAGAACCATCTAACAGAATTTGTTTTGTATAAATACAATGGTTTGCAATATCTGTAAACACAAACAATGTTCCATCAAGGTCAATCATACTTGCTTTTGCTTCATCATAACTTGATACTGGTCTACCTTTTATAACTTGCATCTGTGTTCCCATCTGCTGTGTATTCTGCATTTGATAATTGTTCGGCTGATATGTTCCAACATTATATTGCTGTTCCATTTGGTTCAACCGATTCTGTGCTAACTGCTGTTGGTATGGGTTCATACCATATCCTGTGTTGTAGTTTCCATACATCTGTGTTCCCTCCTTCTATCTTCTCTGCTACTTCTCACCTTTGTTATGATTCTATTATATAATGAGTAAAATTCTTGAAATATAAATAAAGTATACGTTAAGTATCTGAAAAGAATTGCAACAAAAAAGGAGAGCTTTCGCTCTCCCAATTCTTAAAACATCTTGCCAATTTTCATCAGCATTTTACTATGTTTCTTTTTAACTGTTACTTCTGACATTCCTAACTCGTCTGCGATAAATGCCATTGTTTTCTGTTCCTTGTAATGCAACCACAATATTTTCTTTTCTTCTTCTGATAACATTGTTTGTTCTATCAGACTTTCAAAGTCTTTCACAGAACTAATCTGTTTCAATTTCTTTCTTGTTTTCGCATTATGTTTGTCCATGTGAACCATTCCCTATAAACTTGCCACAAATCGGACATTTGTTTGAATTTCCACCAGACTTGTTTCTGGATTTTCCGACCTTTGCTGTTGTCGTTGTCCGAACTTTTGTGACCTTTACTTTTGCTTTAGAAGGCATAATAAGCACCCCCTTTACTATTCATTGTGTGTTGCATTATCATTATATTGATTCCCCTGTACATCATTATATTCTGCACTTGCGTTGTCTCCTTCCGTACTCAAATCAATATCTTGTGTTGTTTGTTCTGTCGTAACATAATCAAACTGACTCTCGTACCATACAAAACCACAATATCCAATTATTGCTTCAAGGAACATTAACACAATTAACACAACTATAATTTTATCTTTCATCCTGTTAGAACGTCTGTATTCTTTCTGTGTATCTAATAAGATATTCTCAAACTCGCTTTGCATATGTTCTATAACCTCCTTCATTTACATAAACTTGCTGAATATCAATGAAATAACCGCATATTATTATACGAAAGGAAGATGGAAATAGATATATTCCTTATTTACACACCCATATTGCATTGATTTTATAATAACTATGCGCTGTCGGTGCTGAAAACTTTATATTGCCATCATCGGTTACATAAGCAGAACATTTTACTGTTTTTCCGTATGAACTATTGCATCCCCACATATCTATATTTGCCATTGATTTAGGTCTAAGTTCTTCTGGTATACTTCCAGAAGTAAGGAGGTATAAATTATCTGCAAAAAATGTAGTTCCAGCTTTTAAAATTATTGACGCATTAAGCAGTACGATTCTACCAATCTTATAACATGAAAAAGTTGGTATATCATAAAATGTTTGAAATGAAAATGATGATAACGGATATTCGCAAGCATCCGTTTTCTTATTTAATTCATCAACCACAAGCGCATCGACATAATATCCTTGTTCAGTATTTGAGCTTACCTCTTCCAATGTTTTTAATGTTTTTCCTATAATGCTATCATATAAACTGTTAATTGCATTTACAATAGAATCTTTTACAATTGTTTTTAGATTGCTCAGCAACCCTATCTGTGTTTGTAGATTTCCTGCCGCGTCTGTAGATAATTGACCTTTCATTTCGTTAAACCATGTCTGGAATGTCTCATCATACTGCTGAAACAACTCTGTTGTATCTATTTGGTCTATCACACCAGTAACAAACCCACAATATGTCTTATCTGGTCGTTTGTCTGTAATGTCCTCTGCATTTAACTTTGACGCATTTGGCTGTACAATAATCGTTGACAATATCAAATCATGCCTATTATTGTTATTTGTAGGATGGTCACTTATTACATCTTCTTCCAAAACAATACTTACCTTTCGTTCCGATTTGTCCAATGTACAACGGATAACATCTTTTACAATGTATGCTTTTGTGTTCACAGGAATTGTAATTTCCATATCCTCTGTCAATTCATACCAGTACCCATCTATGTAGGCTTTTCCCTTTCTTACAATCACAACAAACGGTTTGTTAGGTGAATCATCAAACACAACTTTCAATTGGTTCGCTGGGTTCGCATACACTCCATTTGAGATAAAATTTGCAAAATACTCTGCGAACTGTTCCGCATCATACTCTCTGTCATATGTTCCATCTTCAGCTTCTCTCGCATTAAAAAAACCGCTTTTCTCTGCCATGTTATATCACTCCTTTTCTTATCAATCTTTCATATGTCTGTATGCTACGATAACCGAATGTAATGTCAAGTATTTCTCTTGAACCCTCTCTGGATTTTGTTACCTCTGTTATCTGTGCATCCACTGTTATGCCTAACTCATTGTCTACTACCGTAACAAAATCCCCATTGTAAAAATCTCTACCATACTTGTATTTCTCATTTTCATTTGTAACGGTAGAATCATATGAAACAAACACAATATGTTCTTTTAGTTTTTCCTTTCCCCTCTGTGTGAGCATTTCTTTGTACTCTGCGTCTGTATATGATTTATTACCAGTTGTTTTCTGCAAGTCTCTTGCATCAACAAATAACTCATCCCGTAGCCAACCTACTGCATCCCATTCATCGTCTGTTCCTTTTATTCCATCTTGGTAAACCTCAATCCATGTTCTGTCATTTCCTTCTCCTTCTCCTGCAACATAAGTAACATTGCAATAATCTTTCATATCTTTTTCATATGTAGACCTCGTTAGATTGCTTAATGAATGAGAAAACTCAATAGGTTTATTTCCACTCTGATTGTTTTTTGTTCTATCTTCTCCGAATCTAATGTTAAAATACCATTTTTGTATATTTGTAATAGGCGCTTGTTCCCCTAATTCATATCGTTCCGTAATCACTGGTAAAATATCAAACCCCATTTCGTCCTGTTGTAACAATGGCTGTACTGCATCATACACACTTCCACCTGTCCATTGCCCATTATTTATCTGTGTCATTTCACTTAATCTGTCGCTTGGTATATTAAACTCAAAATTAATATACCTTTTATCTCCAACAGAGCCAACACACATATTGTTTTTCACAAGTTGTTTTACCACCTCTGCTGTTCTTCCGCTGTATATCTGCTGTTTATATACAACACTTGTTTGGAGTTTGTATTTTATCATACGTCCTGTAATCTCAATTGTTCTTTCAAACTCACTGTCACTGTCCTTTACTACCTTATCAATTCTCCCCATCATTGCTCTGTCAAATGCAACAAAAAACACTTCGTTTTTATCCAACAAATATAGGTTTTCATCACATAAAATAGCATTTATTTTAAACTCACCAACACCATTAAACTTATCTGTGTACTGCATAAATGTGTACTTTCTTAATATATCAATTCGTTCAAAATACTTGTTAAATACTGTAATCACTTCCATACTGTCACATTCCTTTCAGATTGAGGAATTGTTCATCCATGTCTATTGTTAGATTCACAAACACGTCATTGCCTTCTTCCACAGAATATCCATACAAATTGCTCCCCTGTTTGAATTTTAAAAACGTACTCCCTTCAATCACATCAGCAATTACATTTTCATCCTTTGATTTTCCTGTTGATAAATAATTAACATGGTGATATAAAACACTCTCTTCACCAACCTTTGTATTTATCAACAGATAATCTCCTTCTTGCAATGTTAATCTTATCATAAACTTTTCATTTGTATAGACATTAAACATGGTTGGATTTTTCACTGTACCGCCAACCGCTTCGAGTTTGATGATTCCACCAATGTCACAATCTCCATCATTAATAACATTGACAATCTTCTGATTAGACACAACACCCATAATGTTCCCCATTTCCTTCAAAATCCATGGAAAACGGAACTTTGGTTGAACTTTTGCTAACACTGTTTGTTTTCCTTTGTTCAATCGAAACATAGGAGAAAAACAATCAACATCTATTGTGAACATACACAATACTTCATTATTTTCATTTTCTTTGTTACTGAACTTTACGACATTTGACGGTCTGCCCTCTATAAAATATTCGCCTATAATAATGCGTATATCCTG